AACGTGTTGACCGCTCCGTCACTGCGGCGTTAATTTGCATTAAGACCTTTCCAGGTCCTGTTGCAGCCAAAGTGCGGAATATACTCGCTTCTGAACCGATAATCGGCTGCTTGACGGTAGAGCCACCGCGCCCTGACGACTATGTTTGTCATAAGGATTTCGCGATGGACTACCTTGCTTACGAGTTGCTGAGTAAGGCACCTCCTGAGGTTTATGGGGTGAAAAAGGAGTTGCTTGCCGATATAGCAGTTGGCAAGTTATTTGAGAGTGAAGGTCAGTGTCGTGAAACCAACCGACGGCTTGCCCGGGATTTTAGGCGACTCGGCTCTGCCGAGCACGATCCCCTTATAAAAAGGATTCGTGAAAAAATCGCTAGGGTTCTTGGCAAGTTTAGTTGGGATCGGTGCGAACGGCATTTTTCTTTCGGCCCAGGCGCTTCAACGCGTCTGAAACGGAATAAAAGCGACTTATACTATAAGTTCGGGTTGAAACCCGACGTCACGCCAATGTGCGAAACTCTTTCCAGGATTGCTATATCCAGGATTTATCCGTGGGCAAAGCTTGCCACGGGAGAGCCACAACAGTGGTCCGAGGTCGACGTTAATCTCGTCCTTGGGAATCGCATCACTACTGTTCCTAAGAATGCAAAGACTGACCGCGTAATTGCGATCGAGCCTTGTATGAACATGTTTGTTCAGAAAGGTATTGGTTCAGTTATACGTAGTAGGCTCCTTGCAGTGGGTGTGGACTTGAATAGTCAGCTCAGCAATCAGGTCATGAGCAAGATAGGTAGTGCGGACGGTTCATTGTCCACTATCGACCTATCCTCTGCTTCTGACACGGTTGCTAGAGAGGCTGTAAAGCTACTCCTTCCTCCCGATTGGTTTAGTGCAATGGACATGGTCCGTTCGCACTTCGGGATTCTTCCTTCTGGAGAGGTAATGCGTTACCAGAAGTTTTCAACTATGGGGAACGGTTTTACGTTCGAGCTGGAGAGCCTTATTTTCTGGGCAATTTGCTCGGCCGTTATCGATCACCTTAAGTTGAAGGACCGTCGTTTAGGCATATACGGGGACGATTTAATTGTTCCCCGCGCTGCCTTCGGACTTCTCGAGTATACTCTCATGTACTTAGGATTTACTCTGAATACAAAGAAGAGCTATTCGGAAGGACCGTTCCGTGAATCATGTGGAAAACACTGGTTCAATGGGTTCGACGTTTCTCCTTTCTACATCCGTAAGGGTGTGGTTACTATCGAGGATGAACTCTTGACTGTGAATAACTACAGACGTTGGATGTCCCGAGTTTTTGGGGACTTTTATCCAGCTACACTGTGGGGCAGTTACGTGGAACTCCGAGATACTCTAGTACCTGAACCGGTACGACGAGCATGTAAGATTCCAGACGGATACGGCGATCTAGGGATTGTCTCCAATTTTGAGGAGGCTGTCCCACAGAGAGCTGCATACGGCCTGGAAGGCTGGGTCTGTCATGTTTTGCACGACAAGGCTCCGCCACAAGCGATCGTTCGAGGTAACCGTAAAACCGGCCCCTCGCTTCTCGCTAAGTCCCTCTACCAAGTCGAGCGCAAGCTTGGCAAGGGTAGGGAGATCACGGCGACTGCACCTAAGACGGCTGTTGAGCACAATCTCGCAAGAAATTGTATACTCGATAGTTTCCAAGTGCCTTCTGTTACTCACAGTGGAGTTATGACCCATAGTGAGTCCCTCAATTTCGACGATTTCGTCGGGACTGAGGTGCCTATAAATCAACCTGATTTTCGGTTGAGGAAATGGAACACGTTTGAGGATTGTTTGTTCTCCTTCATGGGTCCCCTTAAACAAGGGGGAGATTCTTACAGCGATGAGCTTCCAAGCTTAAAGCGTAAGAAGAGATGGGAGCTTAGTAAACTCTCAGTCTCAAGGTGGG